CACCGTCCCACATGCCGGATTCTACTTCGTGAAGGAGTTGCTGCATGACAGGACGGTCGGCAATAGTTTCTCCGGATACCACTTCGCGGTAAATTGCGCCCACAATGTACTCTTTTTTCTTTGCAATATCTAACAGGATCCGTTCATGTCTGGCAAGAGTTTCACCCTCTCCGTGTGCTTCAGCTTCCCGATCGGCTCTGGATTTCCTTAGATAGATGCATACTGATTCATTCATTTTATCATTCTCCTTTTTTTACTTGTGTGATAATCCAGGAGATGATATAATTATGGTGTAGGTAAGATTTTCTCCGAGATTATCTTATTTATTAAACCGGTTCCTGTTGGTCGCAGGAGTCGGTTTTTTGTGTAAAAATATAATAACATGTAACAAAACATAAGTAAATATAAAAGCTTTCAGCAAAAATCCATCTATCTTTTTCCTAACTGCAATAGTATAATATAATCAAAACAAAGGGAGGAAAGCTAACATGAAAAAGATAAAAAAATGTTTACTATTAATTATGCTTCTGGCTGGAATCAGCGTAGCAGCTCCTGTATATGCATCCAGGATCAATGTATCAATGGGAACTACAGAAGAGGGGGATTTTGTAACAAACAATGACATCATGGAGTATAGTGGAAGAGCTGTCGCGAGAAACATGTATATTGGGGATAATGCCACTTATACATTTTACGGTGATTTAACTGTTAAGGGCAATTTGTATATTCTCGGAAGTTTTTATAATTATGGAACAATTAATGTATCTGGTAATGTTTATTGCCGTAACTATTACAATAATAATGTTCTGGAAAAAAGAGCATCACATATGGTTGATGGACAAATTGTATATTATCCAAGAGGAAATTTTTATAATAAAGGAATTGTGCATTCTAAAAGTGTCGAGGTTGCTGATCTGTACGATGTAAAAGTTCCAGTACCTACTGTAAGCGGATGCACAATCGGGCAGCATGAGCCGGGACCAGCTGCAACATGTACCACGCCACAGAAATGTACGGAATGTGGGAAAGTTCTAACAGCCGCACTAGGACATAAGCCAGGAATAAAAGCAACATGTACAAAACCTCAAAAGTGTACGGTGTGTGGAGCTATTCTTGTTAAGAGCGGAGATCACACTCCTGGAACAGAAGCAACCTGTACAGAATCACAGAAATGCATTGAATGTGGACAGGTCTTAGCGCAAGCATTAGGGCATAAATGGAGTGATTGGGAAACTGAAAAAACAGCAACCGTAATGTCCAGATTAGAGATGGCCAGGTATTGTTTACGGTGCGGATCAAGAGAAGTTAAGTACGGAGACACTTTAACACCAACAGGAGACGTTAATTATAAAAGTGTTATTCTGCAAAAAGGGAAAAATACATCCGCTGTAAAAATTACTGGTATGGCAAAAGGAGATTATTTAAAAACGGTTATTCCTAAAAATAAAAAGCTCGTAAAAATCAGCAACATCAAACAGGATGGAACATTTAAAATAACAGCTCTGAAGAAAACAGGAAAGACTACTCTCACAGCAACACTAGCAAGCGGATTTACTGTAAATATCAATCTTACCGTACAGAGTAAGGCGGTAAAAACTACTAAATTGATGGTAAATAAAACAGTGGTTAATCTGGTAAAAGGAAAAAGTTTTACTTTAAAGGCAAGTAAGACTCCATTTAATGCAGCTGATAAGATTAGTTTCAAATCATCTAATAAAAAGATTGCAACTGTAAATAAAAAAGGCAAAGTAGTTGCTAAAAAGAAAGGAACGGCTTACATCACTGTAAAAGCTGGGAAAATCAGTAAAAAAGTAAAAGTCGTTGTAAAAAATAAATCTTATAACAATAGTGATTTTATATCTTAAAAAAAATGGAACTGGGGACTTAGCTCCTCAGTTCTTTTTTGGTTGGGAAATGTAGAATTTTCTCGATTTTCGTCAAATACAGCATTAATGTAAGAAAATTTGTGCAAGATTGAGATATTGTATAATTGTTATATTGAGAGTATAATATAAACTAATTT